GGGGTCCCTAATTTCTGTAGTATAAAAAACTTACAGTTTAGTTCTTTGTATTTATTTTTTAGTATTTATACTTATGATAAAATAGATTTTGTAAGCTTCTTAACTGTATATTTCTTTAGGGTTTAAGGGAAGGTACAGGCAAATTTAATCTTAAGAGTATTTACAGTATTTTATAGAATTAAGTCATTTAGTTGACTGTTACTTTGATTGAGAAGGCTATAATAAGGTATGGAAAGTAATCTACAAACAATCAAGTATCTTGAATTAATGATTAAAGTGTACCTAAGGCCACATCAATACAATGATATGGCTATTGATACTTTAGAAGTTCTTCTAGGTAAGAATGGTATTGAATACCGTAAGTACGTAGACACAATCTACGCATCTTTTACCTCAGAAGAACATACGGGTCTGATTGAGCAAGGGGTTATGATTACTGATTTTGAGGGGAAGAAAGTTGCTGTAATAAAACAGTACATATTCCAATTAGAGTGTGACGATCCAGAGGCACTTCTCGGGGCATTGAATGTCGAGAAAGATTTGCCTATGATCTGTTATTCTGAGATCAAGATTAAAAATTATTATGACATTCAACCTGTATAAGGCAGTAAGAAAATGGAATTGGCTTCAGAGATTTTGAGTGACCTAGCGGTCTGGATGAAGTACGCAAGATACCTACCAAACAAGAAACGACGTGAGAATTGGAATGACATTGTTACCCGCAATGTAATTATGCACACTAATAAGTTTCCTGATCTAGCTACAGAGATTAAAGAAGCTTTTATACCTGTTTATGCTAATGAAGTTCTACCTTCTATGCGTATGTGCCAATTTGCTGGTAAGCCTGTAGAAGTGAACCCCACTAGAGGGTACAACTGCCTGTCGAGAGAAACTAAGTTTATAACTTCTGAAGGTTTGAGGTCATTTTCTGACTTCAAGGCGGGGGATGTTGTCTCGGTATTAACACACAAAGGTAGGTACAAAGACGCTGTAGTAAGAAGTTATGGTACACAATCTTTGAACAAAGTCACTTTTAAAAAAGGAAGGTCAGAGGCTGTCGTACGATGCACTAGTGATCATAGGTGGCTTCTTAAGGACGGATCTGAAACAAATTCACTAAAGGTTGGTGATGGATTAGCCCCCGTATCATTTTTTAATGATTTCGATTATGAGTCCGCTGATCTACCGGAGAAGTTAGCTTGGGCATATGGATTTGTGTATGGTGATGGAACGAAATTTAAAGGTAGGAACGGAGAATACAAGGGATCAGGGATTAGATTATGTGGTAATGATTCCCGATTCAAAGACAGATTTCTTGAGTTGGGATTCAAAATCAGCAATCCATTCTCTTTTGCTGGCGATGATTGTATGGTTTATACTGGAAAGTACCTTAAGAAGCTACCTGACCCAACTAAAGATTCAGTCGAAGTTATTAAAGCCTTCATGCATGGATATATGCAGGCTGATGGGGCTAAAAATTCGTGTAAAGAATCTGCCTCTATGTATAAATCAGTTCAAACTTCAAAAGACCATGACGAAATACGAGATCTTTTAGCTATTTGTGGTTTCTTTGTAACAGGAGAGGATGATTACACAGGTCAAGAAACTAATTACGGAGTTCGGCCAAAAACTATAAGATTCCGAGGTTATTCGAGCTACGGTAAAAGCCCCTTGTCTTTTTGGCATTGTAAAAAGATAGAAGAAGATGTTTCCTCTGAATTAGTTTGGTGTTTGGAAGTAGAGGATGATCATAGTTTTGTTTTAGAGTCGGGACTTGTCACTGGCAACTGTGCCTACATGCCCATAGACGCTCCTGAGGCGTTCTCTGAGGCCATGTTTTTACTATTAGGTGGAACTGGAGTCGGATTCTCAGTTCAGAAGGCACACGTCAAATCCTTGCCTAAAATCAGAGGCAACATGAAGCCTCAAGGACGTGAAAGAAAAAAGCGTTATCTTATTGGAGACTCAATAGAAGGTTGGGCAGACTCCATCAAAATACTGGTTCAGTCCTATTTTCAATGCAAACGAGAGATAGACTTTGATTTCCGTGACATTCGTAAAAAAGGGGCACTTCTCATTACCAGTGGCGGAAAAGCACCCGGTCCAGAGCCTTTACGTGTTTGTTTAGCCCAAATAACTTCGATCTTTGAAAATGCCCTTCAATTAAGGGGCGTAGGTTCACGTTTAACCTCTTTAGAGTGCCATGATATCATTTGTATTATTGCAGACGCTGTTTTAGCAGGTGGTATCCGAAGAGCAGCCCTAATATCCCTATTCTCCAAAGATGACCAAGAAATGTTGTTTTGCAAGAGTGGACGATGGTGGGAGACGGCTCCTTGGAGGGGAAGATGCAATAATTCAGCAGTATTCCTAAGGTCAAGGGCTAAAAAGGAAGATTTCACCAAATTTTGGGATATTGTTAAAGGATCAGGTTCAGGAGAACCCGGAATTTATTTCACAAATGACGTAAATTTTGGGACAAATCCCTGTTGCGAAATTGCTCTTAGACCATTCCAAATGTGCGTATCTGGTGATACAAAACTCATCACGGAGTGTGGAATAAACACCATAGAGAATTTGGTAGGGAAGAAAGTCAAAATTTGGAATGGTTCCAATTGGTCTAGTGTCACACCATACCAAACAGGGAATGCAGATCGCCTGCATAGAGTTTGGTTCTCTGATGGAAGCTATTTGGATGCAACAGACAATCATAAGTTTTTGATAAAGAATAGGTTCCAGAAGGACTTTGAGGAAGTAGATACTATCGACTTGATTGATAGGCTACAAGAATCCAAATATGGACTACAAATACCTAGATCAAATATCCATTACGATGAAGGTAGTCCTTGCGACACTGCCTATGATCACGGATTTATCTTAGGGGACGGTTGCGTACACAAAGGGTATGTTGAAGCCCAGTTATTTGGGGAGAAGAAAGCACTTAAATTCGTTACCTCAAAACACATAGGGAACTACAATAATGTAGAAGGCACCGAATTTACGACAGTGAGATTTAAACTAAATGCAGGCTTTTGTCATTCCCTAAAGTACGACAGTGGATTACACCCCACTGTATTTAAGTGGGATAAACCTTCTATTTTGCAGTTTGTTGCGGGGTGGGCAGATGCAGATGGGTCTTCAAGCAGTAAAGGTATTAGGATTTATGGTAGGGAAGATAAAATTAGGGATGGCCAACTCCTTTTGTCTAAGATAGGTATAAATTCCTCAGTTAACTTGATGGCTAAAGAGGGTGAGGTCACCAACAAAGGCGTAAGAACTAAAGACGTATGGTATTTACAAATTACCCAGACAATCGAAATACCTTGCCAGAGATTAGTTTGTAACAACTCCGAGGATTGCAAATATAAAGGCAAGTATCAAATTATTAAGCGTGTATGCACATTGGATAATGCCCATAAATCTTTTTGTTTAACTGAGCTTGAGTTAAATCAGTGCGTGTTCGGTAATGTTCTAACAAAGCAGTGTAATTTGTCGGAGATTAATGCCAGTACTATCAAAACCCAAGAGGATTTGAACAGCAGAGCTAAAGCGGCATCTGTAATAGGCACACTACAAGCTTCTTACACTGACTTTCATTACCTTCGTGATGTTTGGCAAGAGACTTGTGAAAAGGATGCTTTGCTAGGCGTATCCATGACAGGAATTTGTAGTGGTGGTGTAAGCAAATTAAATCTTCAAGAAGCAACTGATATTGTCATAAAAGAAAATATTAGAGTTTCTAAATTAATTGGGATCAATTCTGCGGCAAGAGCAACTTGTATTAAGCCCGCAGGGACTACTTCTTTGAAGTTAGGTTGTTCTTCAGGTGTTCACGCTTGGCATAATGATTATTACATTAGATCATTACGGGTTAACAAAACAGAGTCTATTTACCCTTACCTAGTAAACAACTTTCCTGATTTAATTGAAGATGAAAAGTTTAAACCAAATCAGGAAGCAGTAATTGGTATTCCTCAGAAAGCACCAGCAGGTGCTATCCTTCGTAGTGAGTCGGCTCTTGACACCTTAGAACGTGTTAAGAAGTTCTCATTGGAGTGGGTCAAACCGGGACACGTAAAAGGACCAAACACTCACAATGTATCTTGCACAATTTCTATAAAGGATACCGAGTGGGAACCTGTTGGTAAATGGATGTGGGATAACCGTGAAATTTATAATGGTATCGCTGTAATGCCTCATGATGGGGGCACTTACGTTCAAGCACCATTCCAAGATTGTAGTAAGTCAAAATATTATTCAATGTTAAAATCACTTAAGAATATTAATCTTGACGAAGTAATAGAACATGAGGATTCGACAAATTTAAGTGGGGAAGTAGCCTGTGGAGGCCATGGTTGTGCCGTCGTATAAGCCAATGACAAGGGAACAACTAATAAAACAAAAGAAGTGTTGTGGACAGATTTGCAAAAACTGTCCATACACGCCAAAGAATATTAAAGGCTCAACAAAAGTTGATTAACAACCACACTGTGGGTAATCACAATTCACTTTTTTAGGAGATTAAAATGATTAAACTATTTGTTATTTTTATGTTGTCATTTTGTATGACTGATTCGACTTTTCTAGTTGTGTCTTCAAAGGAATTTTCTGATGTTGAAATTAAAAGTCTTGAAGCTCGTTTAGGTGAATTTAAGATTAAGAAAGCAAGTAACGAAAATGCCGTTTATTTGATTAAGACTGAAGCCAATCCAATTGATTTTGAAAGAGGTTTAAAAACTTGTAGATTAATCGAGAGGGTCATGAAGGTAGAATGAAAATTGCATCACTAGCTAGTATCGAATCAAGGTCACACATTGTTGGTAGGGTAGTACAAAGTTTACTTAATCAAACTGAGGTGCTTAACCAGATAAATGTATATTGTAATGATTGGGACGGCAACACAATTCCTAAACACCCTTCGGTAATAATACACGAACATGTTGTTGGTGATTTAGGAGACGTTGGTAAACTATTTGGCATTAACAAGGGTTATAATTTCCTTTGTGATGACGATATTATATACCCAAAGAATTACGTGTCACATTTAAGATCAAAAATCGATTTCCACCAAAAGATTGTGGGTGTTCATGGGGTAATTTTGAATCCAGTTGTTGAGAATTATTTTAAAGACCGTAAGGTAATACACTTCCGATCTCAGTCCTCTGACACTCCAGTACATCTGATTGGTACGGGAACGTTCGCATACCATTCAAAATTCTTTGAGCCAGCCTTATTAGAAATTGACAAACAAAACATGACTGACTGTTACCTAGCAGTACAAGCACAAGAACAGAAGGTTGGCATGGTGTGCGTGTCAAGACCATCAATGTGGTTAAAGGACATTAAGATCAAAGATACATTATGGGCCACTAGAGGCGACGGTGGAGAGCAAACAGAGGTAATCAACAGAATTAACAACTGGAAATTTTATGAGTAATACATGTGCGTACATCGCTGGTCCTATGAGAGGCATCTTTAGGTATAACTGGCCTGCTTTTTTTGCAGCAGAAATTTATTTGGACTCCATTGGATTTGCTTGTGTAAACCCTGCCAGATTAGATTTGGAAAAAGGTTTTGACGCATATGCTTTACCGGAAGACTACGACTGGGCTAATTTTCCAATAGGAATCTTAATGGATATTATAAAGGAAGATTTAGACGCAGTATTAGAATGCTCTCATATCTATATGTTGGCAGGTTGGGACAAATCCTTAGGGGCACAAGCTGAATATGCTGTTGCTAAGTGGGCAGATAAAGAAGTTATTTGGCAACAATAATGATTGAAAACATGTTACCTGTTATGACAAATCTATATCAGAAGCTAACCTTAGGGATAGTATCTGCTGTAATTCTAGGTGCAGACAAATCTTTGATTGATTTTATGACAGAAAGGACTGAAATAGTCCATGTGTTCGATACTAAGGTTTTTGCTATGGATAGGATATACGAAACTAACGATCAATGGCAAGCATTTCACTATAAAGAGGTATCTAGTGCAATTGATCAAATGAATTATAGGGCTGATATGTACGACATTGCCATCATAGGGGGCCTCCCTTCTCATAGAGTTCCTTTCGCAAATGAACTTTTTATTAAAGAAATTCCTATAATAATCCTTTTAGATGAGCATGAAGCCTTTAAATTCGGCTATAATGAATTAGCCTCACGTAACTACACTAAGAAGGTTTGGGTAAATGAGAGAACAGGGGAAAGCAGCAGAATGTATTACAGGGACATAATCGGGGAAATGGAGCCAATCGGTTTTTAGTATGGTTGTAAATCACAAATACAAAATTTGCTATATCCAAAATCCTAAATGTGCTTCCACATACGTAGAAACCGGATTAAAGGAATTACCGGAAACAAAAAGAACAAGAAAGAAACACAACCCTGTAACATACTTTGCTTTTACACAAAATGTAAAAAACTTTAAAGTATTCGGGACTGTTAGAAATCCCATGACGTATTATCACTCAATGTTTTCTTTTTGTAAAAATAACAAATCATCACATATATGGCGTATTTTTGGTGACGAAGATTTTGGGACATTTGTAGAGAATCTTCTACTCATAAGAGCTAACCCGGGTCGAGAAAGGATATTCACTAAGTTTTTTGAAATAGATTACGAAGGGTTTTCAAGACATAACCAAGATAATGAAAGCATAGGATGGGGCACATTCTCATACATATATTACTTTTCACTAAGCCCTAACTTTATAAATATTGAAGAAAACGAATTTATTAGAGTATTTAATATTGAAGACAATCTTGGTAAGAAATTGGAAGAATATCTTGATTTACCAGAATACACCTTTCCTAAAGAGAAAATTAATGTATCTCATTGGACAGATTTAGATATTGCACCTTTCAAACAAGAAATCTTACGTAAAGAGTCCTTCATTATGAGCAGGCACTATAATGATTAATGCAGTTCTTATTAGAATAATTGGTAACAATTTACCTCCGAGGCATTCTTCAAAACAAAACGTAAAAAACTTACAGTACATTATTGACAATGAGTGTCCATTCGAAAACTGCAAGAAACTTTATGTAATTAACAGAATTTTAAATGACGACAATCACGATGAGATCAAAAGTATACTAGACGAAGCAGATTTAGATTATTTAGATATTCCCGTTGTAAAAAAGTCTTATTTAGAGTGTGGAACAGATTTTGAGCGTAGAAATTACCTTACCAATTGTAATGGTGCTAGAAACGAGGCATTAGATTTTGGTATGAGTTACGACGCTGATATGGTTTTACCCCTTGACGGCAATTGCTTTTTTAGGGAAGATGCTTGGTATCAATTAACAATTCCTATCATACCATCGGGCGGTTACGTCATAATTATGATGGCTAGAGGGACAGATTTATCTGAGATAGATGAGGGTAAAATACCAAGTTGGTTTGAGAATTATCAATATGCCAATAAAATTGTAACTTCAGCAACAGAACCCCAAATAGGATTTTTCAGAGATTACGATAAAAAGTATGATGAAAGATATCCTTACGGTATGGCTTCTAAAGTCAATCTGTTATTCAAGTTAGGTATGCCGGGCATATGGGATCGTTGGTTTCCCCAAGAAAGGCGGAAGGCATTAAGTGATGCATCAGAACATTACGGTTCAGTTTGTCAGTTAGGGTGGTGCTACAGGCTACCCAGTGGTGTCAACGAAGCAGAAGGAAATAATACTCTCAGAGGTAAACTCAGAGACGAAGCAGTTAAACTTTTAATAGAGGAAGCAGATGACAAATTCAGAACCTAGAATTCTAATTGTAGACATTGAGACCGCACCAAACTTAGGTTGGGTTTGGGGTAAGTGGCAACAAAACGTTATTGACTTTGAGAAACATTGGTATTTGTTGTGCTTTGCGTGGAAGTGGTACGGGGAGAGTAAAACCCATTTTATTGGGCTACCCGATTTTGAAGGTTATGAAAAGGATATGGAAGACGATTTAGGTGTTGCACAAAAACTTCATGAGTTATTTGAAGAAGCTGATGTTATCATAGCCCATAATGGGGATCAGTTTGATATCAAAAAGTCAAATGCTAGATTTCTGTTCCACGGCATGTCGCCGCCATCACATTACAAAACAATCGACACCAAGAAAGTAGCGAAGAGATATTTCAGGTTTGATTCCAATAGCCTAAATGATCTTGGTAAGTACTTAAACCTAGGTGCAAAAGTATCTCATAGCGGCTTTGCTTTATGGCGAGGTTGTATGACAGGAGATAGGGCTTCTTGGAAGACTATGAAAGAATACAACATACAAGATATTGATCTTCTGGAAGATTTATATGAGGTATTTAAACCTTGGATGACAAATCATCCTAATATGGGTTTTTTCTACGACGATATTGTGTGCCCAAACTGTGCTTCTACCGAACTACAAAAACGTGGTTATCAGAAAACGAAAACAGAAGTTTATCAAAGATTCCAATGTCAGACTTGTGGTGCTTGGTCAAGATCCAAAACACATGTTAAGGACGCTAAAAAACCTAAACTAACTAATTAAGGAACCAAGTAATGAGGATAATAGAATTAATTCTAACTATAGTAGGATTTATTTTAATGTTATCGGGGGCTTTTTGGATACACTTAGGGTTGGGTTTATTTTTAGTAGGCTTGATTATAATTATGTTTGCAAGAGAGTATTCAAAACAAGTCGATAGTCTTAAAAAAAATACTGTGGATATGCTGATGGATGAAAAAGCATTAAACACTATTTTTGAAATGGCAAAGAGTGATGTTTCAAAAAATAAATAATATACCTGAAAAGTTTCTACCTAAGGATATTAAACCAGATGATAAAATCTGTTTGAAAATGTCTGGTGGACTTGGAGATGCTCTAATAGTAGCTGCTTGCTCAAATATTGGAGGTGATGTAACAATAGCTTGTAGGTCACATCAAATGAGTACAGTAAGTATGTTAGGTGTTAAGGTAATGAGTGTTTATGATCTCAATAATCTAGCAAACCTAGCAAAGTTTAATTATGTCATTGATTTCAATTTTTGTTTTGCAAACCAATTAAACTTAGTTGACAAGGATTACTACTCATGTGCTTGGGAGAGATTGGGAAGACAAACAGACATTAAGGAGATACCTGTTGAAGAAGGAAAACTTAAAAGCAATACGATAGCAATTCATGCAGGGTCATCTAATCCAAATCGAAGATGGTCAAACGACTCATGGTCTAAGGTAGGACAGTATTACTTAGACCAAGACTTTGATATTGTTTGGTTAGGAACAAGACATGAGTTTGGATGGACTGGTAGTAAATCAATTAAGCTATCTGACATATCTGAGGATCTAGGCTACCAGAGTAAGTTTTTAACGAATTGTTCTCGATTTGTAGGTAATGATTCAGGATTTGCTCATGTGGCAGGTTTAGCTGGTGTTGAGGGTTCAGTAGTATTTTTTAACACTTGGCCCCATAACGTCATCAGACATTACAAATCATTGCATGGAGTGGACGTTTATGATAAGGTAGGTCCACCTACAATGGAATTAAGAGAAGCTGAAGGCGGCAATTCTTATAAGTGTATTGATGCTCTAACACCTCAAATATTTCTAGGGTTAGAACCGGATTTTGAATTGAAATCCCCAAATTATGATTTTAACAAACCCATAATTAGTGTTGTTGGAGATTCAAGAGCCACTAAATTTTTCAAAGATAATCTTACTGTAGATTTTAATGTGTCAGATGAATCGGTAAATTATGAGATAGACCCCGACAACAAACTATTGCTTATATCAGGGGAAGCTTACCCTTTTATTGGTGGCCCTCATGACGTACTAAGAACAATAAGGGAGATTGAAAATGCTTGAAGTAAAAACACCTGTGTCTGAAATCTTAGATCGACTTTCAATAATGAGATTGAAGAAAGAAAAAAGAAACACAAAGGATTTCGACGAGTTGATCCAGAACTATGAGGATGTAACGGCAAAGGTATTTAATACCGGAGTAGCAACAGCCTTCGAACATCTAATCACTATAAACTCCCAACTGTGGGAGTTAGAAGATACAGTTAGATCAAAGATTTCTGTGCAACAATTTTATGATGTTGCAAAACAAATATTTCATCTAAACGAAGTTCGAGCAAGCGTAAAAGGTAATATTGAGAAAATGACGAAAGGAATAGTAGATGCCAAAGTATATTCGAAGCCTACCTAAGAACTTTGTAGTTTATGATTTAGAATTTACAGACCCTAAGATTTGTAAAGAGTTCAACATAAAACCGGAGATCATTGAGGTAGGGGCTTGTATGGTTGGAGAGTCTTGTAATATTGAGGATACATTCTACTCAGTGTGTAAACCAAAAGATATGAGGGCAGTAAGCCCTTTCATAAAAGACCTTACAGGTATGAATTACCAAGAGATTGAGAGTGCCGACCCTTGGGATAAGGTTTGGCCATTTTTTAATTCCTTCGTGGAAAATAAACATTTAATGTCTTGGACATGGAAAGATCATGAAATACTATCAGACTCTAGTAGTTCACGACCCAAATGGAGACAACCAATGTTTGACGCAATGTCATTCACAGCAGGGTTTTCATTTGAGTGGGGTTTAAATATGGGAACCTACGGATTGAAACAAGTAAAAGACTATTTTGGAATAGAAACAGAAGGCCACAGGGCTTTACAAGACGCTAAAGACGTGGTAGAAATTTTGAAGAACTTACAGGAGTATGGTAATGCATTGTAGAATTTGGCACATAAACCCATTGCAAACAGACCTTAGACAAACTTTTGAATTACCCGAGTGGCCTTACTTTAAAGGGCCTTACGGACCTGCTCCAGATGAATTAAGAGAGTACTTGCAAGGTTTAAGTATTGTACGGTTGGAGTTAGAAGGTCACTCTTACAAGTTAGTTATACCTATGAAAGAAGATGTTGAGGGATATCCTTCGAAAGACCCAGTTGAATGGGAAGGAACACCTGTAAATATTTTTAGGTCATCTTGCCAATTGGATGAAGACTCCTTGCACGTTTTATTTTGGGACACTAATAATCCAGAATTTTCAGAATACGTTAAGGGTAGATACAGTAATATTCCAGACAATGCCAGTTGGTATGAATGGAACATGAAGCTGAGAGTTGTTAAAATTGACCATAAGTTAGTACAAGGAATTTAAAATGAGGCTAAATAAGGAACTAAGTTTTCTTTTTACTGTAGCAAAAAATGAGGGTCACGAAGAGTCTGATTTTATAAAATACGTTGTTAGACATGCTGATTTAGACAAACACCTTGATTATATTGGTAAATTAAAACTCCCTAATGAAATGTCTAAGTTTATTAGGTTAAAAGCTTTATCAGACAAGATTAGGGAACTGGAAAACCAGATGGAAGGTATAACCGAAGATTGGTCTAAATACCATAAACGACGTTGGAAGTACCTTGATGATTTAGAAGATTTCAAATCTGAGTTAGACTCAAGTAAGTTAGGGAAGGATAAATTACTGGAACTGTTCCCTATTTTCAAATCCAGTATAGAGGAAGATAAATGTTAATATTGAATAGGAAGTCACACGAAGCAATCCTAATAGGCACTAAAGAGGACTTTGAAAAAGGTACCGAAATCAAGGTAATAATGCTCGGTCAAGATAGCAAAAGACCAAATTCATTTGCTATTGGGATTCAAGCAGGGTCTGAGATCACTATACTAAGAGAAGAATTAGGCCCCGAAATAAGTAAAATGAGAGAAAAATAATACAAGTATAGACTTTTCTTATTTCAAATGCTATAATTAGGGTAGACACTTTAGTTTACCCGTTATGGCATTCAAATGAATTTAAAAGAAATACTCAAGGATCAAGCTCTAGCAGAAATGCAAGAGATATCAAGTATTGATCCATCCAAACTATCACCAGCAGAGCAATTTCGTATTGCCGCAAAATGGTATAGACAAGGAATAATTGTTAAGGATATTGCAGCAATCTTTAACATATCTGTATCCACTGTATATGAGTGGATGAAAAAGGACAAAGAACATGTCCTGTTCCAACTTGAGCAAAAGACTGGTTTAGAGATTATTGTAGATCAATTAGATGATCTAGAAAATCTTGAACAGCTTTGCATGTATGAGGCTTCCCATCTTGGGGCAGATCAAGTATCTGTTGATTCCAGCGGCAAGCCAAGAGTTACAGCCCCCTCACAGAAAGCTTTGGACTCTAAAGCTAGGTTTATTAAATTAGCTTTAGACTGCCGTAAAATGAGGATTGACTTGTACCAACAGTCTGGAATTATTCCTAAGATTGCAGAGAAAATTTACACAACTGTTAAAGATAATAAAGTCATAGTTGATGAAAAAGCCGAAAACTTAAATCATTCAGCTTTGACTGAAACCGTTCTTGACAAGTTAAAGAACAATAGGAATTTGTAATATAGATGATTAAAGATTATGATTTAGTAGATTTGAAAAGGGCGAATGCCTTACTGGATTTGAAAGAAACCCGATTGTTATTCGCCACTAAGTACCATAGAAATACTGATGACCAACCTATGGACTTCTCGAACGCTAATTTCATAAAAGGGCTATACAACAGTATAGCCCCCGATATTGTGGTTATGGGAGGTACTCAAATTTTTAAGTCAGAGTGGTTAATTATTGACCACTTGGCAATGGCTTATAATGGGCATTCAGTTTTTTACGTGTTGAGATCTTTCGACGCAAAGAAGCAATATGTTCAAGGTCGTGTTAACAGGGCGATAGATTCAGTACCCCATTACAGAAAGTTGATGAAAGAATCTTCATTTGACTCTTTGGACCAGAAACAGTTTGGGCGTGGCAGAATTAAATACGTGGATTCTGGAGTTGAGGCTAACTTTAGAGAGTATCCAGCCGCCTCAATGTATGTTGACGAGGTTGATGATTGTAATTGGAATAACATTGAATTTGGAATGAGTCGCATGGACGCATCCATTTACAAATTTAAAAGGTTTATTGGAAACCCCTCAGTAAAAGAAGGACAAATCAACAATCTATACCAAGAGAGTTCTAAGAACGAATACAACGTACCTTGTGGTGCTTGTGGTGCATTTGCAACACTAAACTGGTTCAAGTCCGTGGTAAAAGAAATCAGGGATGATTCGGGAAACGTAGTTGATTACAGATTACGAGACACCGAGTGGGAAAGAGGTTGTGGTAGAGACATTCACGTTGTTTGTGATCATTGCGGAGGCGTTTTACAGAGGCTCTCCAACAAGGGTCGATGGATAGCGACTGAAGAGGGCCGTAAGATGGATGGGTTCCATATACCATCGTTATGTAGCCCAATAGCAGGTGTTGCTGAATTGTATTCTGAATTTGTCAGATCAATTAATAACCCACACCTGATGAAAATCTTTTACAACAGACGATTAGGGTTACCTTATGCTGCAACAGGAAGTAAAGTAACATCATCCGTTATGGATCGATGTATTAAAGACTACGACCTGCTTATTCATGAGGATAGAGCGTTTATTAAAGGTGACCGTCACGACGGACCTTGCGTCATGGGAGTTGATGTAAACGGCACAAACTACGATGTAAGAGTATCAACACCTATGGGTGGGGGTAGACGAAAGGCTGTTTTCATTGGTAAATTAGATGCTAAAAGGCAAGATGAACTTCATGAGATTATGCACAGATATAATGTGGTTAAGTGTGTAATTGATATTGGTCCAGAGCTTCATCTATCAAGGATGTTGCAAGAAGACGCTAAGAATACAGAGGTTTGGTTAGGTAAGTTCAGGGGATCAGGTTCAGAGAATATAGAAAAGCTAAATTTCAAAGACAACATTGTATCCATAGATAAGACGGAAGTTATGGATAGAACTTACGCTCAACTGACAGCAGGTAAGAATATTTTACCTAGAAACTTTAAAACTATTCTTGGTGGGGAATATGTTGCAGAAATGTGCCAACCCACAAGAGAAATTACATACGACAAATCAGGCAATCCCAAATACTCATGGACTTCAGGCGGTAAGGATCACCAGAGGTTAGCAGACGTTTACGATTACCTAGCTTGGATGATTTATGATTCCGATCTCATAGAGATCAGTTCCGACGACATTTACATAGCATAAATTTGAGACTATACAATGGAAAACCCTGTAGAAAAAACAATAACAAGTGGACCTTTGTTCGATGCTTTACAAGAAGCAATTGAACCTGACGAAGTAGATTCAGCGTTCATACTTTCAGACGGCGTTATTAAAAATGCTTCTGACGTTCTTGGGGGAGTCAACCATAAAGCTTCCATAGATTTGTATTCAAGTTTTAGCTCCATCGATCCAGATTCTTTACCCAATAAAGTCCTAATAGCTAAAAGTATTTCGGGTTCCAAAGTATCCGAAGAGGAACTTACCAGAGGTTGTGGTGGGTTGTCTTCTTACAATATTGATGGGGATATCAAAAACTTAGTTATCTCACCTCCTTATTCACCGACCTTACTTTCCGAGTTCTTCGAAGGCCAAGAAACTAATTCTCGGTGTATAATCACCAAAACTACAGATTCTGTTGGTAGAGGATTCCAAATCTTGCCGACTGTACCAATTGTAGAGGAAGATTCTGATTCTGATATTAAAGTTGATATCACAATCGATAGCCCAGAAAATTGTTTTTTCCCCAAAGGGTCTATTACCCAAAAAGAATTTGATGTTGACCAAGATGCTCTTCAAGTATTCCTTGAGGATTGCAATGATATAGACGGTTTCGAGGGAACCTTGGAATTAGCCGCTATGGATTATGAGGCCATTGGTTGGGGGGCTATTGAGGTAATTCGATCTAGGGATATGAAAGTTGCAAGAATTAACCATGTGCCAGCATCAACTATAGAAGCTTTGAAAGGTTGGAGAGGTTTTGTTGAAGACCGAACAAATGGTGCAGAGGATTATCGTTACTACCAACCTTTTGGTCATAAAGTTGTTGTGTCAGAAGAGGACCCAATTACAGGCATTAATGAAAAAATACCATATGACCCCAAAAAACACGGCACACTAGAAGCTTCTAATGATAAGTTAAGTTGGAATTTGAAAGATTGTGATACGGGTGAAGACACTGAGGACTTTGCAAAAGCAGCGACAGAGATTATCTGGATCAGAAATCGCCACTCCAATACTAAATACTACGGTTATTCAGACGTAGTTCCAGCACTAGGGGCTGTCTTAGGGAACATGCAGATTCGCAAGTACTTCCTAAACTTCTTTTCTCATAGTGCTGTACCCCGCTATGCTATTATTGTAGAGGGGGGAAAACTATCTCAACCCGTAATGAAATCAATTGCAGAATACTTTAATTCAGAAGTAAAGCAAAATCATTACGCTACTCTAATTGTTAATGTACCTTCTGTTCGTGGGGAGGTAAAACTAAGGTTTGAGAGATTGGATGCTGGCCAGAAAGAAGGGGACTTCTTGAAAACTGAAGCATCTAACGATCAATCAATTATGGTAGCCCACGGTGTAAGTGCTGCTATCATTGGAATCACAGAAGCTTCTGAACTAGGTTCTGGTAAGGGTTTGTCACAAGCAGAAATTTACAAAGATCGTATCATCGTACCAAGACAGAAGATTTGGGCTAGAGTAGTTAATCACATTATCCGATACGGCTTAGGACTATGTTTAGTAAAACTAGAATTCAACCCTCTAGATATCCGAGACGAAGAAGCCCGTATGCGTATTGCTACTCAGTATTCAGATCGTGGTGCTACAACTATTAACGAAATGCGTAAGGAACAAGGCAAAGAGCCTATGACTGGTGGAGACAGACTGTTTATCAAAACCCGGGCAGGTGAAATCATCTTCGTAGATGCCTTTGCAGACCTTGCAGGTGACTTAGGAAAAGTTGTTCCAGCAGTTTCAGCAGAGATATCTGATGGGAAAAAAGGAAAATCTCAAGAAAATTCTGATTCTGGACAGGACACTTAATTGATAGGGTTGACTATACTTTACAACTTGTGTATAATGTATACGTAACCCAAATACCATTCAGTATTTAATACTAAAATATGCTACAACTAACATCTCAAATTAATCCAGCATTCTTAGATGAGACAGAAGAAGGTACCCATATTAAGGGATTTGCTTCTGTAGAAGACATTGATAGATTTGACGAAATAGTCTCTCCTGAGGCATTTAATGTTGAAACTTTCATGAATTCTCCAACTCTGTTGGCTAATCATAAGTTCTGGAATGATGCACAGGGCAACAAAGTTGCTGCTGGCAGCGTCGTTCAAATGAACCGAGCTTATATTTCTGGTGAAGAAGGTGATAATTACCTAGTTTCTGATATCTCAAGCAAACAGGTAATTAATTTCATCCCCAAAAAGAATCTACCAGAAGTATCAGTGGGCACTAAAGGTTTATTTGTACGTGCTAGAGTTACTCAACCCGAAGTAGCTACTAGAGTTCAAGCTGGTGATTATGGTGGGTTTTCTTGGAAAGGCTTTACTCGTAAATCTAAAGTTGTGCGTAACGGTAAGTTAGTAGACCGTCTCCACTCCGTTGATTTGCTCGAAGTATCTATAGTCAATGGCCCCGTACAGAATCAATCCAATTATGTTGTTGGTAAATCTGTGGGACACGCATCAACCGAACAATACATCTATCAAATTCAATTTGATAAAGAAACAAATAACCTTGAATCAGTAAAGTCCTATCTAGGACAGCATGATTTAGAGGATGCAAATATTAATGAGACAGATACAGCATACTTTGCCGTAGTAGGCAACTCTTCTGAATGTTGTGTTGAAAAAAGTGTGAGAGTAAAAATGGGAGACGTAAGTTTGATTATGGCTCCTATGAAAGATTTGGAAGAAGTAGAGTTAGTAGGCGAGATCCGATCCGTACCAGTTGTAAAGTCGGTGGAAATCTCCCAGAAATTGTCACAGGGGAAAACAATGAAATTGTTCTCTTTCGACGACAAAGCATTGGAGCAATTGTTCGTTTCGTACAATACTTCTACCAAGTCAGTGCAAATTGGCGACAAAGACGTAGAAGTTACTTGTATTTCTGGTACGAAAGTACTGGATCTCGAAGCAGAAATTGGTGCAAAGCTTGAGGTCGTTAAATCAACCATCGAAAAATTGGAGTCAGCCTCTAGTAAGATCGATGTTCTTGAAGCAGAATTGAAAGAATTGAAAGACGCCAAAGAAGCTGCTGAAGTCGAAGCTAAAGATCGACAAGAAGCAGAAGCGAAGGCCAAAGAAACTGCTGATGCTGAAGCAGCCGCTAAAGCAACAGAAACCAATACGAAAGTTGAAGCTACTGAGCAAACTCTTGAAGAAACGCAAAGTGCAGTTCTTGAAGTTGCCAAATCAGTTCAAGGCATCAACGAACAAATGGAAAAGGTTGTAAAATCTATCCAAGGCTTGGCTAAGGGCGTTCCTACCAAGAAAGAAGAAATTTCTAAATCTGTCAATACAGATGATGCCGATTCTAAGTACAATAGTGCTTTTGACTTAGCATTGTTTGGCTAATACGAGGTAGATCATGTCTGAATTTGCTAATCAATTGGCCGAGGTTATGGCAGCTAAAAATTGTTATACCGAAGGTGCAATTTCCCCGGGCACATTGCCTAACTCCTTGCTTCCTGTAGATACAGCTAACCGCTTCATTGACGAAACTGTTAATGAATCAGTCTTGCTTTCTAAAGTGCGAGTATTGCGTGTTAATGCGTGTTCTGGTAAGATTCCTAAGTTGGATCTTGCAGGCCCTGTTACTGAAGGTGCATGTGCGACTTCTTGTCCTACATCACACGTTCCTACAGAGAATTCTCTGTTTTATGAGCTAGTCAAGTATCGAAGTTACTTCGAAATCGAATCTGATTTCTTGCGATGTAACCTTGAGCGTGGACGAGTTGTTGATACCATTATGGGCATGTTCCGTAAAGGTATTGGTACTGACTCTGAAATTGCAGCTATCTCATCTGATGACGCCATCACTTATGGTGATGACCAATCAGCACTCCACAATCTTTTGGGAGTCAACAACGGTTGGCTGAAAGAGATTTGCGGTTGTGTTCCTGAGTGTAACGTGATCGATGCTGCTGGAGCGTCTCCTTCAAAGGATCTTTATTACCAAGCAAAGGGTCGTATTCCTACACGATATCGTCGTGAATTGAATCGATTCCGCTGGATTGCAGCACCTCAAGTAGTTGACCATTGGGACTACTACTGGAGCCTGCGTATTACCGACGGTGGTGACCGAGCATTGGCTAGTGGCGAGAGTCCCGGCCCTTGGGGAGTCAACTTCCTAGAAGTTCCACTGTGGCCAGAAAACATGCCTTATGGGTCTGCTGGCACACCTGTTTCACACATCCTTTTGACACCTCCAGATAACCTTGTGTTTATTCGTGGTATGGATCTTAAGGTTGAGCGTGAACGCATTCCTAAGTGTGATATGGAATACTTCGTAATGCATCACCAAATGGATTTTATGGTTCTGGATGTGAATAAAGCTGTGATCATCAAAAACGTTAACGTTTGCGGTGCCCCATATGCTGACTGCACACCATGCGGACCTAATAACACAATCACGTTGTGTGGTGCTTAATAGCCCTCACCTCTGATTTTTACATTAATAAGGGTAGAATTAGTTCTACCCTTGTTTTTTATCTTGACATAAAAAGTAACTAAACGTACAATGTATATAGGATTAATAATCTTAAGGAATAACTGTCAAATTACAAATTAGGATATTCTAATGGCACTCGGCTCTTGCATACAATATGACAGTTACGTAGCTTCTGCTTGTAACATAAGCTTCATAAAAGATGGCATCACTCTATACAATATCTCCTTAGTTGGAGCATCTGTCCTTCCTTTAGCTAGTGGAGGTGTGCGAATACAAAGTGCTAACTCAGCAATCTTTGTTAATACCACTCTTCTGACTGAAGCCCAAGCACAAGGACTAATTAGTGCTTGTAACACTGGTGCAAATACTTGGGTAAATGTCGCAGCAGTTGCTGGAACCCCCAACGTCTTCACAATAGATTGCCAAACACAACCGTTGGCAAGACTTCTTCTTACTGCCCCCACAGATGAAATTAACGTAACAAACTGTGATGGCATCGTAGCCCAATTCAAAATCCAAGGAAATGCTGCATTCGTAGCGGATACGGATCTAGTTTGGATGGCAGCATTCGAGTGGGATCAAGGTATTCTACCTGACCTAACACTTATTACAGCCACTACAGACGCTCTCCTGATTACTTTAATTGGCGATTCAAACAAGATTCATGCTACTTGGACAGGTGTTTA